CAACGCAGAGTTTCTTGACGATCTTTCTCTGACTTTGCCTTGGACTCAACCAATTCCTTCTCGCGCCGTTCCTCGGGAGTTAAAACGCGAGGCGGCAATAGCGAGTCGTTCCATCGTTGAGCATTCAACCAAGTAGCGGCGTGCGCCGTGAAAGATGGGTGGCGGTTTGGATCATCGGCGTATCGAATTGCTCCTGCAAGGATTTCATCGGCCGACTCAATCTTGATCGCTTTAACCCAGGCTTTTAACGCAGCGGCTTTGCCGACCTTGATCGGGTAATACTTCCAAAACAAGTCAAACTCGGGTGTTTCATTGGATGGTTTATTAGGATGGTTCATGGGGCGTGAAAGTCGCCCCGTAGGTGTCGCTAAAGTCGCCCCGTTGATGGCTTCAATGTCGCCCCGCTCCTCGCGGGTAGACTCTGTGTCGCCTCGTAATCTTTTAATATTTATCGTGTATCGGTGGGGTCTGCGATCCTCGCGGCAATTGGCGCTGCCCCCAGCACCCTTTTCCATCCAAAGATAACCAGCGGCGACCAGGCTATTAACGGCCCTTTGAACGGTCCTTATTGAAATGCTGGCCTTTGCCGCGATCGTTGCCTGAGAAGGCCAGGCTTCGGTTCCGTCATCAGAGGCATGATCCGCGATTACGAGCAGCACCATCTTTTCTACGGTTGGCAAATCGGTCCGCCAACATTCCGACATTAATCGAATGCTCATAAGTTTCCCTCACTTCTTTATAACTGATGCCAAACAATTCCAGCGCTTTAATCGCTCGGCCTAACTGGATCGGATACTTGTCAGGATCACCAACTGACCGCCGTTCAAGACTGGTCAAACCTCCCCACACCCCAAAGTCCTCGTTGCCAAAGGCGTAGGATAAACATTCTCTTTGGATCGGGCAACGACCGCAAATCGTGCGAACAGCGTTGATGTATCGGTAAGCGGCATGATTTCTCTCCTCTTCCACTCGATAGAATAACTCTGTATAAGTACCTCGACATTCTGCCGACTCCCAGTCTATTTCTGTGTACTCGGGCATCCCACCTCTCCAGTCGGGTCGTAGTAATCGCAATAAGAAGCACAGAAGTTTAAGCGTTCTGTTGGCTCAGGTGCTGGTCCGTTTAAAGCAACAAGCGCTCTAAGATCGTTGAGCCAGGCCAAACCTTCAAGAGCCAGGGCTTCATCATAAGGTTCAACATGGGCGCGGATCTCGTTCATTACGCCATCGCGTGGGATCGCAACCAAGGACACATGCTTAACTTCATGACCGTTTTGCGCCAGTAAATAACCGTAAACCTGCACCTGCATTCGCTGCTGCATCTTGGGAAAGTAGCGAAGCGATGTTTTCTTGGTGGTTTTCCAGTCCACAACGATCCCGAGGTCCTTGATAAATAGATCAACATGGCCCTTTAGGTTCCCAAAAGTTACCTCTTGTTCAATGATGAAGTTATCGCCAAAAGGGTCCTCGCGCTTGATCGCCTCAGCAATGCCAGCGTGAATAAAAGTTCCCAGGATCGAAGCCAGCGGCTCGGTGTCCGTGTTGATCTTGGGGCTTTCTTTTAGGATGTGATAAACCTGACGGCGACAACCGCCGATGGCTGACGGCCCAACTTCTACTTGTTGCGATCGGTCACGCTGAGAGTCAAAGGCCACCAGCGATTTAATAAGCATTCCTTGTAGGTCAATTGTCATCGTCATTCTCTTCCACTTGTTTCATAAACTCTTCAAATGCAGCAAGAACTTCCTGCGGCGTTTTGTATGTGTTGCTGTTTTCAGCGATGCGTTCGGCCATTTTCCAATCGTTAGGATCGATGGCCATTAACTTAATTCCATACTGCTTCGGACTGAAGCACTCATGGATCGAGCGATTTCTACCTGGGTTTTTAACCGCTGCACATTTGCTCGGGCTGCTTTGACCTGGGCTTCCACGGTGGCGATCATAAAGTGCTGCTCGGCGTTTTCTATAATCGCCATGTCCTCGCGCTCGCCGACCGTGTAATTCTTTCCAGTTGGCGATGATTTACTAGCCCAAGAGATGCGGCTGCGTGCCATAGCAACCTCATATTCGGCAGTCTTTTGATGAAATGCTTGTTCGGCTTCCACCAGGCTTTCATGCCCTTCATCGACTTCCTTTGATAAAGCGTAAAGCCGCGCTTCAATTTGCTGGGGAGTCACCACTTGGTTCATCAACCGCCTCCTCATCTTGTACAGAATCTTGTACCAGTTTTAATCCAGCGGTCTTTTGCCGCTCTTCCATTTCGATCACTTTCTTTGCATCGTTTGTCAGGTTAAATGGATCAGGAACCAACTGGAAGCCAGCCTTATCCATGGCCTCTGCCAAGGTTTCGGCAAAGATCCCATTTAACTCAGCGGCCACGGCCCTGATCCCCAACTTGTTCATGTGGACCGATACCACAAACCCAGCGCTTGGTTGAAACTTCTTAGTCTTGTCGCTCATAATTTACCTCCACAATGTTTACAACTTTTGATTTTACGAACAGATGTCTTTCGACCGTTGACAGAATTTAGCCCAATATAAACAGCGCATTTTCCACGCCGTTCCACAAGCCGTTCAATCAATCCTTCTTTATGCAGAACTGAAAGAACGCCCGAGGCTTGGCCGTGATGCCAGCCTGTTTGATCGGCTAGTTCTTTCCAAGTCATTCCATAAGTTTTGGATGCGCTAATCATCCGCAAGGTGACATTTTGACGACCCTTTGTAGTTCCATCAATGTCCTCCTGGGCTGCGCGATCGTGGCTGGTTTGTGTTCCCGACCAGCCTGAAGTGCCAGCGTATGGAGTGAGCGGAAGTTCAAGATTGCCTGTCATGCACTTAGTTCCGCAACTCGAGCATTAATTACATCCTTGAGCGTGGTTCCGTTGATTGGCGCATCGATAATCTCCGCGCTACCAGTCCACAACTCGCGCAACTTGTCTTTGTCACTCATCGCTGCAACCGTCTGAATGGCTGCTTCGGCAAGTTTTAATTGATCATCGGTCCAGGAGAGTTTCTTGACTGATGTTTTGCGCGGTTCGGCTTTGTAGCGTTCGACCTTTTGCATCTCTTCTTGCGATGGTCGCTTTCCAACTGGTGCGCCAAGGCAAAGGACTGAGTTACTTAAACAGCGCCCAATGCTGGAAGTTTCGCAGTTCTCAAGGGCTGAGGTTTTATTCACAAAGCCAGCGCCAACAATCTCCTCGGCAAAACCTGTCGAGTGCGGCGTTGGGTCTTTCGGATCAAGGTACAAGAATGACTTACAAATGAAACGGCGTTCATCCTGATAAACAAGTTCTGTAAGCAATCGGGCTTGTGGGTATTTTTCGTATAGTCGGCGCAAACGCGACTCGACCGTTTCGTAGTCTTCCAGGCTGTATTTCTCGGCCATGGGCCTTCCTTCCGTTAAGGGGCTTTCGCCCTGGTGCGCATAGATTGGCACAAAGATTACAGAATTGGAAGGACCCCTCGATCGGGCGCGGCGCATTCATTACAGGCGAGATTACGGGCATAATTTGGCCAAGGAGGTCCCCAAATGGCTTATTCACAAATCTCGATCCGACTCGGTGGCCTTGCCGTGGAGTTGGGAACTGAAGCCCAATATCCCGACATGGTTTCTGATCTAACCAGCCGTTGCCTTTCCACATTCAAAGAAGCGATGGATAAAGCAAAAGAAAACGGCGTAGACATCGCCGACATGCGGTTAATCACTAGCGATTACGGTGATGATTATGAGGATGATTAATTCTTTAATCTAACCAAACTTTGTAGGCGGCTGTCACGCGGCCTTTTACTGGATCAATAAAGTGAAGGCGTTGCGATGGAGTTGCGCTGGCTGCAAGCATCACACCTGCATAACGATTGTCGGACTCTGTTGAGCCTGTTTGATAAACCGCTCCAAGTCCGTTGGCCATCGACCATTCTGCGTGCGTGTGATAGTGGCCAATATAAACATCTCTGAACTCCCAAGGGTAAGAACCCGAGCGCCACTTGTTTGCGTGCTGCACGATCGCGCCAGGGGAAGCAAAACCGTTGCGGCCCACTTCGTCACCGTGGATCAAGAGCGCTCGGTAGTTGCCGATCTCGATGCGCTGAATATCCTCGGGGCAGTCTTGCCAAACTAAACGCTTCTCACCTTGGAGCAATTGATGCGCCAACTCATAACACATTCGGTCAAAGTTATCCGATCGTGGAACATTGTCTCGCTTTGATCCTATTCGGCCGTGATTTCCCCACTCGGGAACAACCGTGACCTTTTCATAATTAGCCAAGGCAAAGCGAACAACATCAACACAAAGGCGTGAAACATTTACATATTGCTCGAACAAGGTGCTGTCGATCTCGAAGGCTTGGCTTGGAAAGTTAAACAAGCCTTCAACCATGTCGCCGCCAAAGGCAATAGTCACTTCTTTTACAGGATGATCAGCGCGTTGAATGTCTGTAATTCTTACTGCTTTCTCCGCAAATTCCATCACGCGTTTGCGCATTACTTGAGAGTTGTAACTAGCGGTGCGTTTAGCACCCTGCCAATCGGTCATGTGCCAAAGGGCAACTTCACCCCTGGCTTTACGCTTATCAATTGTGATTGTTGGAACTGGTGTTATCTTTCCAAATGTAAGCATCGCATCGTAGGCCGCTTGGCGAGTAGCAAATACCAGGTCCTCGTTGCGTTCTTTAGATTGTTTCAGTTGCTTCTGAAGTCGAAGCATTGCCTGGCGCAGTTCTTTTACATCGTTGGACTCAACGCCCTCGGGCATCTCATCAAATTGATCTTTAAGACTCATCGAGAGCGATCCGTTTCCCTAGTTCCGAATAGCCCGCTTTATCGTTCCAAGAGTCCTCGTGAGTTGGGTTGGTTGCGCAGCGGATCGTTTTAAGAAAGTCCATCATTAAAGCCACTTGATGCGGTGGAATGTCCTCGATGTTAAGAATTGCGCCCCATCCCCGCCCGATGGCCGTGAAGTTATCAACAGCCTCACCGTACATTCTGCGGCGTTCTTTTAATAACGCATCTATTCCTTCGGACATCTACAAGTGCCGTTTCTATGAAGTCGGATCGTATCCGAACTGCACTTATGCCCATCTGCTCGCAACGCTTGAACTACTAAGTTTGCAGGATAGTTCTTTGCCCAAGCATCGTCTAGAGCCTTTTGATCCTCTTTACTTAATTGGTTATACATTTCTTGATACGCGCAATACTCTGATCCCCGCCGAGCAACCGATCGCTTGGCCAGGATTTCTATAAATTTGTCATTAAGCATCATGCCTCCTCGAGCCTAAAGGGTACCTTAACAGTTATGAAAGAGAAAGCACCCGACCTCGGGAGAGAGTCGGGTGCAATTCTTTGTTCGTTACTTAGTTTTCTTTGCAGACTTCTTTGCGAGCGCTTTGATTTGCGCATCTGCTGCATCAGCGATGAAACCAAATGAGGGGTCTTTTGGATTGATTGCGCGGATTGCAGGTCCAGCAATAGCGGCCAATCCCGCAATAAGGATGGCTTTCAGATCGGTTTCTCCTGCGGAATATACGGCGATGGCCGCAACCACAAAGGATCGTGCGTATGACTCAAGTGCTGCTTTTAACTTTGCGTTCATTTTGTCTCCTTGAACTTTGGTTTACCGAAGCCCACAATTGCTACAGGCTGCGATTTGACTAGTTTGCTTCCGTTCTTTTTCTTATAAGCGCGAACCTTCAAGCAGCATTCGCCGCCATTTCTTTGGTTGCCTTTCTTGTCTGCGGCAGTATTGCCCTCAACACAAGTGATCGTTCCGTTGCCGTTGTCTTTAACAACGATGCCCACATGGGAAATGCGGTCAATTCCATCTCCTGGAAAGTCAAAGAAAACAATGTCGCCTGGAAGCGGGGTTGCTTCCTCGGCCGCTTGCCATTGACCTTTATCCAAGAAGGCTTTAGCCCCTGCTTGCGTAGACACACAGTTTGGGATCTTTAACGCCACTTGGTTTGCGCACCACATTACAAACGATCCGCACCAGGGTAGAAAGTTAGCCTTTGTAAATGCGCCGTACTTAGTTTCGTTGTCTTTTGGTCCTTCGATAGTTCCCACTTCTTTAAGTGCAACCGCTACTAACTCATCGCGTTGGCTCATCGATTTCACCCTCCTTTGATTTAGGTTTAGATTTTAACCCATTTGCGCTCAATATGCCTGAAAGCGTTCCAGTCAGAAACACGCAAAGAGTCGACACAAGATCAATGAAAGCAGCATCGTTTGGGGCTTGTGCCATAGGTTGTGTTACAAATACCAGCGCGTAAAGCATGGCAAACACCGATCCCGCAAATACCAAAGCAAGCAGAATTCCAATAGTCACAATCAGCCGAGCGTGCAGTTCCTCGGGTGTGAGTCGTTTTCTAGCCATTGATTTCCACATTCGGTAGTAGGTCCTTTGTGCATTGGCCAACTGCTTCGCATTGCGGTGGGTTGCATTCGGCTTTCTCCCAGTTAGCAAATTCCTGGCAAGGGTAGCGCGTGTAGCCTTGATAACCGCAGCCGCTAATACTAAGCGCGATTAACCAGCAAGCGATAAATCTCGTCAACGCGGTTCTCCAGCCGTTTAATTGTGTCACCCTGTCTGTTTTGCTCATCTCGAAGGCTTGCACCTCCATTTGGCTTGAGTTCGGATAAATAGTGT